ACAGCATTGTCTCGGCAGTATTCACAGTCTGGATCGTACTCATGACTATGTAATCTTTTAACGGTATCTAACTTATTTTTAACCTCTACCTTCATTAAGTCTATACTATTGTTTACCTTTTGTAATTTTTTTTCTATGCTATTATATGACTCTGATTCAGTTGTTAGTTCTTGCTTATTATAAGATTTTATTTCTTCAGATAGCTCTACAAACAATTTTTTATTTTCTTCGGTGTATTTTTCATACTTACTTAATTTTTCGTTTTCATCCTTTAACTGTTTAGATAAGACAGTAAGTGATTCTTTTAGTGCCTCTACACTTTCAGGTACATCTGAACCTAGTCTAATTAACTTAGACGTATATTCAATAATCTTTTTATTTGCAGTCTTTTCACTTTTTTGTATTTTGGTTTTTTCTACATTTAGGTTTGAGTATTCCAGTTCTAAACCTTTTAAGGAGTCTGTTGCTCCTGTTAAATTTTCAGAAAAGTCTGTTTTATTGAAGTCTTTTAATAGTACTTGTACGTCTTTTATTTCTTCATTTGCTAATTGGTATAGTTCTTCAAAGACTGTTATATCTAAAAACTGCACCAATAAGTCCTTTTTTTCTGTCTGTGTTTTATCTATAAATCCAGTATTATTATTTTGAACTGATAGAGATGTTAGTGCAAAATCTTCATAGCTACCAAGCATTCCTCTAATATTTCTGTTTGTATATACTCGCTGCTCTCCATTTAATGATATTATGGATCCATCTTCTCCAACCATCCAAAAATTTACATCAACTCGTGCGCCACCATCTTTTTTTCTTTTTGCCTTTCTTTCTATAAAATAATCAACGCCATCAATTTCAAAATTTAATTTACAAGAAAAATTATTTTTTTTATTGTTTATTACGGCAGCTGCCATTTTAGTTCTAGAGCATTTATCAAATATGCAAAAGGATAGAGCGTCTAATATTGCAGATTTTCCAGCATGATTTGCTGCAAATATTCCAACGGCTCCTTTCATATTATTAAAGTCTATGGTGTTTCCTTCTCCATAACTAAACATATTAGAAAACTCAAACTTTTTAGGTTTCCACTTTATATTTCTGCCTATTTCAATATCAGGCAACATCTTATTTAATTCTCTGTTTATGTTTCTTATTCTAGATATTTTTTCTTCGTCTATGTCGGCAAAATTTCGTTGAAGGTGTTCTATTATTAGTTTGTTTTGATATTCAGAATCTCTAATATCTCTGGTAATTTCGGTTGAAGACCTAGAATTATTTGATATATTTGAAACCCTATCTCCACGTATTACAACATAATCTTGAACTCTGCATTTTTTTCTTATTTCTAACAAAGACTCTTTTACCTGGGCTTGGGTTGTATTTTCCGTTATAAACCTTAGCCTAGGATATTTTGGTATATTATCAATGTTTGGTAATATTCCATCTTTCATTCTTATCGTATAATATCCATATTCATTGGTTATATTAAAAAATTCAGATTTTCTAGTTTTAATATCCCAAATAACGTATCCATGATCTTCAAAAGTTTCTCCAAAGTTTTGTTGTATAAGAGATCCTGCGTATGTTATTGTTTCAGACTTGTTTAAATGTTGGTATTTGTGTATATCTCCTAACATTACCATGTGGCAACCATCAAAAGTTTTTAAAGGTAAATTTTCATCTCTTACAGTATAGCCTGCATCTGTTTTTGAATTGTTTACTGCTCCATGAAATAAACCTATCCTATTTTTAGATTTTGATTTTTTTGCGTTTGGCCAAGTTTTTGTTTCTTCTAGAACAGAGTATACTATAAAGTCAACGTCTGCAAACGTATATATTCCGCTATCTCTTAAATAATATAAGTTTTCATTTGCTAAATTTTCTACTATTGGACTTAATGCGTCTAGCCTTGATCTATTATTAAGGTTGGCATCGTGATTACCGGCTATCAAAACTGTTGGTCGTATGTTAGCAAGTTTATTAAAAAATTCGCTTACTATACTTACCAGTTCTGGGCTAATGTCTGTTTTTGTGTGTACAATATCTCCAGCTAGATATATTATACTATTTTCAGGCAAAGCTTTAGCAGCCTTATATAATTTTCTAAACACCTGCCTATATTCTTTGTGTCTTTTGTAATTTCTAATATGTACATCTGCAACATGTAATATTTTTTCAACTTCGTTAAATCCTAAATTAATATGCATTTATTTTATACTCCAAGAGTTTTAAAGGTGTTAACTCTTTAACATTGTTTATTATATTTGTTATATTAAAAAATCCTATTTCAGAAGGATCTTTTTCTGGCAAATCTACAAAGTGTACTGATATTCCGTTTGAAATAAAATACTCACACATATCTATAGCGTTTGCCATGGCATCTTTATCTAAGGCAACGTTTACTCTCTTTACGCCTTTTTCTAAAATTTTTATTTTTAACTTATCTAAAATTAGTTTTCCAAACAGTGGAATAGCATTTCTTTTAATTGCTATTGCATCAAAAGCTCCTTCAACAATTGTTATCGGTTGATTCCAATTTATAAATAGTTCAAATCCTATAATGTCTTTTGTTACCACTGGGTTTAGGTGTTTAAAATTAACATCATAATAACTTCTACCCGTAAAAAAATTTAATTTTCCATCTTCATCATAACTCGGAATAATTATCATTCCGTTATATTTTCCAGATTCACAATAGCCTATATTATATTTTAATATATCTTGACTAGTTATATTTCTACTGTTTAAGTAGTGTAGCGCATTTTTAGCTTCTGGGTTTTTTAATTTGGCTTTACACAAAGGTAAAAATTCAGCTGGTAAACTTAGATGTTCATATTGTTTATCGACAGAATAAGTTTTACCGCCTGTTATTTTATTAAGTAAATCATAAAACCTTTTTTCTACTCTTAACTTTCTAAATAATCCAAGTATTGTGTGGCCACCCATTCCACAAACCCAACAATGCCACTTTTGACTTAATAAATTAACATTCAGTTTTTTCTTGTGGTGTTTGCAAAAAGGACACTTAAATGAGATTTCACTTTGTTTATGGTTATGGTCTCCTTTTAATAAAACAGACTCTAATAGTTGTACTAATCTTACACTTTTCATTAGTAATAATATAATAAAAATATTTGTGTTGGTAAAATTTTAGGTGATTATTTTAACCAGTCAGTTGGTATTTCTTTTTCTGCCCAAACTATTCCATGTTTTTCACAAAAATCTGCATAAGTTGTTTTGCTTCCTTTTCTTATTTTTCCCTTTGGGTTTTGAAAAACAATTCTTATGTCTAATTTTGGGTGCTGTTTTTTTATTAGTAGGTGTTTCTTGCGATCTTCAAGAACCCACCTGCCTTTTGTTTCTACCAATATACCGTTTGGTAATGTAAAATCTACAGTATATTTGTGTTGAGTTTCTGGTTTAATATAATCTATAACTGTAGTTTCGTATTCAAATTTAGTTTTTGATTCTTTTAGTTGATCTGCTACTTTATGTTCAAATCCTGACCGGTATCCATGCTTAATTGCATTTGACCTAGCTTTACTTATTCTTCTTGCCATTTATGTAATCCCTTATTCTGTATGTAATATAACCTAAAATTGGTGTACCGTAAATTATTGTCAATAGACTTGGGTGCGGTTCACCACAAATACCCAATATATGTCTAAGCCATTCTATCATCTAACTATTATGTATCAAATCTTACTTCTATTGTTGTATCGTAACCATCGTCTTTTCTAAGTGGACGAGATAATTTACCAACTGCCAAGAGTCTTGCACTGTCATCGTATAAACCTATTGTTGTTATATAAGGATCCCAGTCCGTATCAGTCACAAACGACGATATTTTTGCTTCTCTTAATCCTTGAGCCGACCTATCAAGTATTGTTGGATTTGTTGTAAAGTTAAACTCTCCTCTTTTAATTTCTGCAGTATATGAATTTTCTGTTATTTCAAAGGTGTTTTTAAAAGATGCAGTACAAAATTGAGAAATTCCATCATATGCTGATGAAGGGTGGGTTATTGTTATTATCCCATGTTCATGCATTACGTTTCCAACAAATGGAGTTCCATTTGGGCAATTATAAATAAAATCTCTTTGTGTCGAGTCTAATGCCTTGTCAAATATTTTAATTTCGTCAAGTGCACCAGATATTGGTGACATAAACTCGCGGGCCATTTTTCTAATTGGATTTCCTGTTCCTGGGTTTATTCTATACAATCCATCGTTAGTTCTTTCATACTCTCCTGACCAAGTTAATCTGGTTGCTACACCAAAATAAATATCATCCTTATTTTTAGGATCACCAATATCCGACTGTGTTATTGCGTGGGTTAGGGTATTATCAATATATAGCTCTAAATTTGAACCTGTTTTTTGGTACAATATATGTTTAAATTCTACGCCTTCGTCTGTGAATAGGTGTTCTTGAGATGCACTAAGTATATATGTATCAACTCCGTCATTTCTTCTAGCCAATATTTGTCCAGGTCTACCAACATTACCATCAATTAAAGTCATACTACAACTATTTATTGGAAGAGGTATTACGGCTGAAGCACTAAACATTGCGCCAGGTTCACTACCACTTTGAATAGGTGGGGTGTTTCCCTGTGTAACTGCTTCAATATTTAATCTAATATGATTTCTTTCTGTGTCAGACGTTGCACTTGAGCCTATATCATGAAACTTTGGAAAAACATGAAAATTGCTTGAGCCTGTTATTGTAGGATTGTTGTGTTCTGGCTGTATTAGTACTGCAAGATCATTGTGCTTCCATCCGTATTCTGTATCGGTGCCGCCAAAAGATGCCATTACCCCTGCTGTTTCATTAAAATATCTATATTCTACAGTTACACTAAATGATGGATGTGAATCTATTGCATTATATGATCTTGACGCTATATTAAAGTAATCATGGGCTCCACTAATGTGGGCAGTTGTTCCTGGGTAAAAGTGTGCAGCTCCTAAATCTATAACGGTCGTACTTGCCGTAACAAATGCTCCTAAGTCTGGAGCCGTTGAAGCTGTGTCTGAACCACTATGCCAATAAAATACATGCCTTTCTTCAAAGTCTGATCCAGATGCTGGAGTATATCCTTCCGGTTGACAAGAAAGTATAAAATAGCTTTCTGTAAATTGTGTTATTAGTGGACGACCAACTTGTTGGAATCCATCAACAGTTGAAGTATCATTTTCTTCTGGTGTTCCTGCAATTCCATAGTTATTAAATACGTTACCTTCATCTAAGACTACTTGCATGTTTTTGTGTCCTGGGCCAGCTGCAAAGTTTCCAAATTGTGAAAAATCACCAGCTATTGATGATGTCATAATTAATTCTGCTACATATATTGAACTCTCACCAGTACCTGGTCTATACGAATTCCAACTAGAACTAAGTCTTAGTATTGATTCTTGAGTGCTAGACGCAGTTGCACCTGTCTCTATTCCAGCATTAACAACAGAAACAACTCTATCCATAAAATTGCCAACAGAAGAAGTAACGTCTCCGTGTACAGATATATTTGGGTATTGCGCTTCTGAAGCAGAAGTTATTATAAAGTCTACTGATGTTCCAAGAACGTCTTTTAGTCTAAAGCTGGCAGATTCTGATGGCTGATGTAGTATGTTTCCTTTTCTGCTAGGTCCACCAACAACAGATACACTATTGACTCCTGATTCAAACCTAATACCATTAACATTAGACGCCCAAAGGTTGTTTTGGTTCCAAAAATAAGGACCAAAAGAAGAAGATGCGTCTTGCCATACAAAATCATTTCCTGCATGAGGACTAAAGTTAGTGTTTACAGTAGAGCCGTTTTGTTTATTGAGGTGGCCACTATAGCCAAAGGTTAATCTTGAGTATGTTGAGTTTCCTCCTCCACTGTCAATATCTGCACTTATCATTCCTATTTTTGCTGCATACGCTGATTGTGTAGCTGCAGAGTTTATGTGATTAACAATTGCCAACCCATCGTTAAATACTCCTCCTGTAGAAGGAATAAATATTTGGTTTGAGTTATTTGATCCAGCTGGCAGAGAGTATGTACTACCCGTGATAACAATTTCTAGTAGGTTTGATGCATCTCTTCCTATTTCAAAACTAGCAGAAACATCTGGGTTTGCAAAATTACCAATACCAAAGGCAATTGAAGCAGATGCAGCTGATCCCGTTTCTATACAATTTTTAAATACTCTAAGTAATTGTCTACTAGATCCAGAATAATTTTGTTGAAAGAAATTTAATTGAGCAGCTTCTCTTGTTCCTGCCGTTTGATTGTACATAACCAAATCAAATGGATATTTACTTCTCCATTGGCCTATTCCTTCAGGATGATCTCCTTGTCCTGATGTAAGTATATAATTAAATAGCCTATCGGTGTTTGATTGAGATGGAGGAAGTTGAGCCCATAGAGATACTGCAAAGTCTTCATCTTTTCTAAAATCTAGTTTTTCATGTTTTTTTGCCGTAAAATAACTATATTTTGACGGGTCATAGAGATTTCCTTTTTGACCAGTTAGCATTGCTCCAGATCCGTGTTTACTCTGTGATGTTATAAATACACTACTTCCCTTTGTTTTTGTTTCGTATTGAGATCCATCCTTTATCTCTACAAAAAAACTAGGACAATGTCCTTTTATTCCATCCTGGTGATATGGGTAAAGTTCGTTAAAGCCCCAATATCCAACTACACTTCCTGTTATTGAGCGATACACTTGTAAAGGATTAGATATGCCTCCTGCAGCTGTATCATATAAATTACCAAAACCATCTTCATGCAATACTACGCTTCCACCTTTATTTATAATTTTTAAAGACGGATTATCTATATCAAAATTTATATCGTTTTCTAAAAGTTTGTCACCAAATAATTGTTGAGGTATAGACAATACTTGGGCATTTCCGTTTAGTTCTCTATATTCATTTCTTGTAGGTTCTACGCAAAATGATTTGTCAAGCTTAACGTTTACGGCATGAGATCCATTATAATAAAGGTGAGCCAGAGAAGTATGCAGGCTTCTTTTGAAAAATCCATTTGTTGTTGTTAATTCGGTGTAAGTTGTTCCAGCTATTGATCCAGTTAAAAATTCATCGTGTCTTAGTATTCTTCCAGAATCAGAATCCTTTAAGAATGCGTTTACATGCAATGAGTCATAACCAATAACCTGATAATCTTCAAATCCCTCATGAGAGCCTATAAAGTCAACCAGTCTTACTTCATATTGTTTGTGAGCGGTATACTTTGTTTTGACAATGTTGTCCGTTCTAAACTTTCTAAATGTTGTAGACATAACATTACCCTAATCTAGTATTCTAACTTAATTCTGATTAAAGCTTCTCTATTATATGTTTTAAGTAATGGCTTGCTTAATTTTGCAACAGCCAGTAATTCGTTATTATCGTTGTATAAACCAACAGTTGTTATATAAACTTTAGGATCCTTAAAAAAGGTTGGATGAGTAAACGTTCCTTGTGAACCCGAAGTAAATGTTGGGTTATTACTAAAATTATATTCGTTGTTTCTTAATCTAATAAAATAGTGAGAAGCATGAACTGTTTCTTTGTTTCTTGCAGCAAAATATCCTGCGTCTGATAAATGGTCGAAAAAGAAAGTAGTATTTTGATTATTTACAGTTACTGGATCTGCACAATATGCATATGATTCAGAATTTATGTTTAACCCTATTTCTCCATCTATACCTTGTGTATCTAAAACTAATACACCATTGTCTGGATAAAATAATCCGTACTCTGTGAATGGGGATGTTCCAGCTGGACCGTTTGCAATGGTACCACTAACAATTTTATATACCTTACCACCTTCAGTAATGCTTCCATCAGATACTGAAGAGTCATCAATAAGTTTTATTTTCTTTTCATTGTCTGCGGATTGTACGTTATTTACGTCATATGCTCCTGATATATGTAATTCCCAGTTTGCAGGGTCTACTTTTTCTTTAAATCTATTCCTTTGTATATTTACAGAATATATTTGTTCAATATCGGTAGATAATGATCCAGACCTGTTTGTTAAAGAAAACGTATTATCGTCTGGTGCAAGTAAAAGATTTGCGTATTGAGAGTATATAGCTTTTGAAGGACTAAAACCAACACTTGCATATTGTGGTTGGTGGGATCCTGAACCGTATAAGTGTCCATATGCTATAGAAAATTGAGATTCTCTGTCTGCGTTTGATGACGCAGCTTGTCTAAATACGTCTAAATAGTATTCACCGGAACTAGCACTTTGTACAGAAGAAGTATGAAATTCTCCTGTTCCCATAACTCCATCTTGGTTAGACCACATTGCTGCAGTTATTACATCAGTATCTGCACTTTCAACGATGTCATCTCCACCAAACCTTTTATATAATGGTTGTAGAACTGGAGACGTTGGTCTTCTTCTAACTTGTCTTATTCTTGGAAGGTCTCTTCTACGTCCAACCCTTTCTATTTGATTTCTTCTAGGTGAACGACTAAATCTATCGCTATATTTTACCATGGTTTATCCTCTTAATATACTGCTCGTTCTAATATATTAGAACTTAAGTTTTCTTTATTAACTGTTAAGCTTATTGTTTGTACTCCACCAGTTTCGTTACCAATAATGGTTATTGTTGCTGTTTTTGTTTCAATAGGTTGAGGTTTTGCAACAATTTGAAATCTTCTACCAACAACAGAAATAGACTTAGTACTGTCACCAGCAAAATCTGCAATGGTTGGATTAAATCTACTGTCTATTTCTCCTCCTGGAGCAATATTTAAGTAGGCTGCATCTGTATCAGATAAAATAGCAGTATATCCATAAGTATTATTTCCACCAGCAAAGTTAACTGTTGTAGGAGTAATAGTTGCTTGCTGACCTCCAACTGTAAGAGTTATTGCAGAAGGTTGTACAGATAAAACAGGCATTCTTGCAACATTTTTAGGTAAAGTTACCAGTTTATATTTCATAGTTTGTGTTTCGTCTGGAACTGCTTCAACTAATGGCAAAGCTTCGATAGCTTGACCGTAATAGTTTGATCCAAGAGAGTGATTAACGTCCCATAAATTATAGTCTATTTCATCATCTGCTAATGCAAACTGCGAAATATTAAAAAATTCAGAACCCTTTGCTAAAAGTTCTCTACCTTTTTTTGTTAAAATTGCGTCGACTGTTATTGTTGTTTTATCTAAATATCCCATATTGTGTACTCCTTACATTTTTATTCGTATATAAATATATCTTTTCTATAAAATTAGTTCAGTTTAGCTTCCTCTATTAAACCTTCCGGTTCTAGGATTAGGTCTAGCATTCACCCTTCCAGAAGCTCCACCTCTAGTTATGTTTGTTACTCTTTGTGGGCCACCACCAGTTCCTTCTCCAGCCGTTCTAATCTTTCCGTCTGCTCCATCATCTGCTGCAACATACTTATATGGACTTATTTCATTAAATTCTACTACTGGTCCACCATCAATGGTTTGAGAAGATTCCATATTAAAATCAGATCCAACAAGCTTACACCCGTTATAATATACATTGTGAATTGCTGTTGCTTTATAGTCTTGAAATTGAGCAGCTTCTGATAAGGAATGAGATGGTATTGGTGTTCCAAATAATCTATCTCCTACATAGTCACTAACCCTATTTGATAATATATGACTTTCAGGAATTGGCCTTCCTAAAGATTGGCTATACGCTGATGCATAATAAAATAATTGTTTTTTTCTTTCAAATGAAAATCTAGATTGACTAACAAATGGTATAGTTATTTCAGTTGTAAACTTTCTATTTAATCCCCACTTATGATAGGCATCTGTTACTGCGTCTCCTTCTTGTGCAGAACTACTAATTACAATCCCTTCATATGAACTATAAGAACACGTGTAATTGTCTAAATTACCGCCACCTCCACCAGCGTGTATATTTGGGTGAGGAGGAGTATGTATTGTCATACCAATACTATCTCTTTCCCAATAAGGATTCCAAATTCTAGCACCATTTTCTCCTGTTGCCGAGACGTTAGATAAATCTACAGTTGTATATATGTATCTTGACCCTTCAAACCTATGGTCATAGTATCCTGCATAATCTACTCCACCTTCTAATTCACCAACGGCTGTATTTATTAAGGCCTGTTCTCTTTCTTTGTTTGTTGTTGCAACAAAGTTTTTATTTATCTGTTGGTTTTTGTGGGCAGCTGTTAAGGCTTGGGTACCAGTTCTTCTTCCTTTATCAAAAGAATAGCTTGCTGCTGGAACAAGTCCCTTGTAGTATGTTTGATTTCTATTTCCGTCTGGGTCGTTTGCTGGGTCGGTTAACGCGCTTTGAGATATTTCTTTATATACTCCTCCAACTTCAGTAGTGTTTCCGCTAGCAGATGCTATAAATAAATTTATAGATCCATTAATTACTGTTTGTTGAAAATTATTAGTTGCGCCATCTTTAAAACTGTATCCTTCAAGGCTAGCACTAGGTCTTGATATAATTTTAGGTCTTTCTAGTCCGTGAGGTTTAACTAATAATCCAACCTGTGCGTTTGTTCTAGCAGGTAATAATTGCCTTACTGTTCTAAATAATGAATCATCAAAATATTTTAATATATATAAAAAGTCAAAAAATGACGGATTACCCGTATATTTTCTAAAATATTTTTCACGTAAATCTTTTAAAGATCCGTATGATGGTTTATATTCGTCACTTGGAGCTCCAACAAAATCATCATATTCAAACGGTCCAAACTCATGAGCTATATCTAATTCTACTTCGTCTACTGGAGAGAAGTAAATACCAAGTCTATTTTCGTCTACCGGGTTTTTATCTGCCGAACTAAATTCTTTTTTATTTTCAACCGAAAGATTTCCTCTTAGTTCGTTATTTTCAAGTCTTATTTTTTCAGAATATGGAGAAGGTCCAATGTTTCTAGGACTAAGAGTATAATATCTTTCTTCAACTTCTTCGTATTGCAATAATCCAGTATTTGTAAATCCTCTAAAAGATGCTGAAGTTTGTATATCTGCTGCATGAGTGCCGTCAGCATTAAGAAGTCTAAATCTTGTATATGAATTATCTGGGTGGCTAGATGAAACTACAGCTCCATTTACAAAGTCAACCTTATGTAAGTTAGCACCAAGACTCCATCTAGCTATCAAATCGGAAAATGAACTAGTCTCATTTGTAGAGTTTGCAATTGTTCTAGGCGCTGAAACGTGATAGTTAAAATATGACTCTGTTAAATGGTTGTGATAGACTCTCCATTCTTGAACAGACCCTGATAAAGTTTTTGCCTCAGATAAAGAATTAAATTCTTCTGCTAAGTTTCCTGCCCAAATTGCCGTGTCTGGATCACCTCCTAAGTATTGACGGAGGGTACTTGCTGTTTCAGCTGTTGGATAATCGTCATCTGCTAAACCAGAACCAGAAGCTGCTTTTCCCCATGCAGAATTTAATACAAACCCTGCTTCAGTTGTTCCATCTGTTAAATGGCTGGCAGTAAGATTATGACTTATTCTTCCAAACGCACTAAAGTCTCCTTGTTTTTTACAAAATAAATCGTATGTTAAACTTTGGCCGTGATGGTCATTTATTGATACCGATTCTGTAAAGGCATAGTCATGTAGAACTTTATCAAGCTTTTCTGCATCATATCTCATGAATGCAACGTTCCAAAAATCTCCGTCAAAAATTGGACCATAATCTGTAGAAGCAGTAACTGAAGAAACGCCATGGCTTCCACTCAATGCAAAGACAAGTCTTCCATATGGACTGTCTGTTGGAGCCGATGGATTCATTGATGTTGTGTGTTCAGCTATTATTGATAAACTACCACTATGAGTATTCCAAAGTACAGTGTTCTTTTTTAATTTTGAATTTGCAATAACTCCTTGATGAGATAAATCTGGTATTTTAAATCTAAATTCAACTGTATCTGGGTACCTTTGTGGGCCAACATCAGCAGTTGCAACGGCCCAAGGAGCTTCAAGATGTGCTCCTCCAAAGGCAGAACTACTTTCTATTCTTAAAGCATAATTAAACTTATCATATATTATCTTAGAATGTCTATTTGGAAGTTTTTGAGGACCTCCATATTCATATACCTTTAATATTGTAGATGGTAAACCATAAAGATTAGTTATTGCTCTAACACTTCTTTCCGTTCCCTTTGTCTTATAAATCATTGGAAGATTATTTAATATTCTTTTCCACAGTTCTTTTGATATATCTTCTTTTGAAAACGATTCAGTTGCTTGCGTATTGTTTGCGTACGTAATTGATTGACTAAAATCTGTTGTATAGTTTATATTTGCGTTACCATAACTTCCAGAAACATCTGTTCCATTTGTATATTCCCATAGGTCATTGAAATCAAATCCTTGGTGAGGATACCATCCAAAGGACTCGAGTACTGGCTGAATAAGATCTTTAGATAATCCTTCATATAGAGGATTACTTCTATCGTGAATAGATAAAAGCTCTTTGGTATAGGAATATATGTAGTCAAAGTGCTGAGACATCATATCAATATATAGTTCAAAGCTGCGGTTATTTTCGTCTTCTCTAATGTGGGAAGGAATAAGATTTTTAAGGCTATTTTGGTTATTTACATCAAAAATAGAAGCAGAATATATTGCTCCAGTACCGAAGTATTTGTCACCAGGCGTTATGCTTCCAAACCAACTTTGAGCTTCTACAGAATTAACGCTTTCTAAATTAAACGGTTGCGTGTCTGAATTTTTAGGCCATGTTAAAGGCCAAAATTCTCCATATGATGAAGATTCATGGGTATCTTTATTGTAATATAAATGTTGTTCAAACTCATCAAACGTGCTTATTAGTTGCCTTTTCAAGTTTGTAAATTTTGTAATATTTAGTTTGTAGTGAGGAGAACCTGTTGCTGCAGTTCCTGACAATCCAATCAAGTCTGTTGAAAGAGAAGAGATTGAAGTATCATATCCTTCTATTTGTTGTAATTTGTATTTAAAGTTTTCTAACTTTTCAACTGCACTACCAAAATGAACTAGATTAGAAAAATCTGTTCCTTGCATTTTAAAATCAAAATTTAATCTAACGTCACCTAAACTTCCTGTTTTTTGAGATAGTCTGTCTAATATTTTATCTCTAACAGTTGGTTGTGTGCCAACTAAATCGTCAAAGGTTTTCCAACCGGTTGGGGTAGGGGTATCATATTGAATAGGTATGCTAAAATCAGCTGAAGCTAGGAAGTTTGGCTGGGCAGTAGGTGGTGTATACTCTACAAGTATAGGTTCAGTTATAGATTCTATTATGGCTTTAACTATCCATAACTCATCTTTTTCTTCGATATCGCCTGGTAGCGGTTCGTATAGTTTTATTACCAAAGAGTGTGGTGGTTCTGGGTATGCTTTGTAGTCAACTAGCCAGTTGGTTGCTAAGACTATTTCATTTCCACCAAAGTTTAGTCTTACATCACGGTAAAAATCTACCTCTACGTCTATTAAGTCTGGGTTTTGTTCTCGTCTTCCAAAGGCTAAAAATTCATCAGATAATGCTGAGTTGTCAGGATCTTTTGGTCTAACCCTTATTTCCATACGACTGTTTGATATTTCGTCTATAATTAAACTATCAAAATTATTACCTACAATATTTCTAAAGAAATTATACTGTACATCAAATCGGCCAGACCTATATCCAAGATTTCTTATATCGTCGTGAATACTAAGTTGAATCGTTGGAGATTGATTTTTTGTATCTTCTTCGTTAACAGACCAAGTGCTAATATTATATGCACTCTCTAAAGTGTTATCTCCGCTAACAACGTGCATTTCAACATAGTCATCAAATAAACCGGTTCCAAAGTTGGTAAACATTGGTCTACTTCTAATAAGCTTTATATCTTTTGGGTCGTATGTATTTATTCTAGTTGCCATATATATTTTAGAGCTCCTGGTCTTTATACGTTAATTTATCTACTTCGTTTGTTCCTTGGAAAGTAAATCCTGTTGTTTCTTTATGGGATTCATATTCACTCATACTTGTAAATTTAACGTTTGGTTTTCCTGGTTCAATAAAGAAAATATTTGAAGTTGAATCTTGAAAATACTTTCCAATTGCCCTTGACCTAGAAAGGTTTTGACTTCTAGTTGCTATAGCGCTTGCCTTTGAAATTATAGTCTTTGCTTGGTTTGTTGACTTAGGCAAATCTTTTCCTTTATAGAAGTTTGGTTCTTGATTTGACTCTACCCACTGGTTTCCATTCCAGTCTACTAAGAACCATCGTCCATCTTCTGTGTCATAGTCAAAGTATGAATCAAATTGACTAAATTCTGCGTCATGATCGTCATCTCTAACAAGAGCTCCAGTTGGTAATCCATTGTCATCTAATTCCCTTAATAAACCTCCAAGAGGGTTAAGAAATATAGTTTTTGTATACGAGCTACCTTTTTCGTTTTGAACCTCACAAGTATATCTACCTCGTTGTTGTAGTTGAACATTATATAGTCTAAGAACAGGTTCGTTTCCAACTATTGCAGCTTGGGCATTTCCTATTCCGTCTGCTGTAAATCTCCAAATGTAGGTTAATCCTTCGTTTTTTCTAGTACCGTCATCATCAATATAACTATATGCATCTGCATAAAAAGCAACATTATTATTAGATGGTATTTGATAACTAGGTTCTCCTAGCTCTGGTAGTGTTTGAATGGTGTATCCATCACTTCTACTACCATCTAATAATCCATATCCTGGATAACATTGGGTATCTATCACTATAGGTGCTTTATTTGGACCGTCTAATGGTTGAGGTTGAACTGCTAGTTCAGTAATTTCAGTATCAACTATCCTTCTAAAGTCTGCGTTGTCAAAAACATATCGAGCGTTTGCAATCACCATTCGTTCTCCATTTTCTTCGCTATCTTCTGTTGAAATTATTATTCCTGCTGGGTTGCGCACAACTTTTTCTGTTGCGACTTGATTGTTTCCGTCTTCGTCTCCTTCGTCAGAAGCTATTCTGTTTTTATCGGATGGTCGTATTGATATTGAACCTAGTGAATAATCGAAATCATCTCTATATTCAAATTGCTCTGGGTTTTCTTTTGCTAGCTCAATTTTACAGGCTCGTGCAAAAGGAGTATATTCTTCATCAATAACTTCAAACCTATTAGATGTACCCTTTACAGGCCTGACAAGTTTATTTGCTCCATATTTATTTGATCTAGGCGTTATAGGGCTAGTTGGAAACCTACGCTTATTGCTTCTAGATTTTTTAGGAGAAGTTCTTCTAAATTTTCCTTTGTTTGAGTATGCCATTAGTTAATCACCTTAAATATATAATCGTTATCAAAAAGAGATTGACTAGTTGGAAAATCAACGTCTCCTCCAATAGTTTTAAATATAAACCTATATCTTCTTTCAGGATAAAATTGGTCCATCCAAAGTTTAAAATGGTTTCCATTGCTATCAGCAGACAATTGAGTACCAGGCTCATCAAAAGGAATTACAACTTCATCAGTTACATAGTCTCTAACAGAATAGTATGTTTGTTCGGGTAAAACCATTTGTGTTAGAGCGGCTGATACCGTATCATATGTTTTTGCTGGGAATTTTTCTCTGACAACAAGTCTAAATGTTTCTCTAGACTTTGAGTTATATTTTGATTTTAAATTTTTAATGTCAACAATACTTTCTGTTAACGTGGTATCTAATACTTGTAGAGCTGTGTCATACACGAAATCTTTTGTTACGACTTCTAGTTTTGGTTGGTATACGGTATGGGTATCAGTTGAGAAAAAGCTGAGTTCTCCAAGAGGCTTTCCATTTCTCTCTTCATCAACTTCTCCTGACTCTTGCGATCCACTTCTAAGTACTATAAATCCATTTTGTTCAATTTCTGTGTTAAACCAATTATTTACTATATCAGTAACGTCTAATCTTAAATCTGTTAATTCATAATCAAACGACTGTGAAGCACTACCTGAATTGAAATACCATGTTCCTCCTCCAGGATTATTTGAAAAAGATCCAGTACCGTCTGACCCTTCAAGTACACTACCGCTAGCCCATTGGGTACCAAAGTATTTTTCTCCATCTCTATATTTCCAACTAGAGCCTTCTGTTTGGGTAACTATTACTCCACCTTCACTTTGACGGTCTATTCTTCTTCCTTTACCCATATTCCACGATTCGCTTACTGGAAAAGCTTCTATTCCGTACTTATAATCAATTGCAGCTGCTTGTAGAGTATATAAGTTAAGATAGTATTTAGGGGATGAAGTATTTGGATAATTTTCGCCTAATACTCCTGCTGCAACGGAGCTAGATAAAACTGACAAATCAAAATCAATTAGTATTCTAGAGTTAAACGTTTTAGCAGTATTAGATGCTGAAACAATTTTTTGTATTTGTAGTACTTCGTCTACCCCGGTATTCATACTAGAAGTAAATTCGTATAGTGTTGTGTCTCTATTTGCTTTAATTGAATATATCATTATTTTTTCTCCTAGTAGCCTACAACCTTACCCCTAATATCTTTTGCTGGGTACTTGATTTCAAATATTGCTGGGTCTTGAGAAGGATAAATTACTTTGTTTTTTGTTGCTGATTCTATATCATAAAAATTTCCAGAATAGCCAGAGGCCTTATCAAATTTACAATGTATTTGAAGGTCAGCAACTGTTTGTACACCTTCAACTTTATCTAACTCTGTGGCTATGTTTCCTAAAAATATTGGTTCGTTAAATTGCCATTTGTCTATAGCAAAAACATCTTGTATTTTAAGTATACACTTGGCAATTACTTCTTTTCCTTGATACCCAGGTAGAGGCACTATCGAAAAATCAACGCCAAGGTTTATTATAAAACCGTCTTTAATATTTACTGCATCCGTTAAAAGTCTAAATTTACTTAAGTAGTTTCTAACGTTTTCCTTTGTCACTATGTTTGCAGGTGCTAATTGGCCACTTGCGTTATAGGCAAGCATGTAGCAATTTATAGCTAAAGGATTTGAAATTGAACCTCCTGTATCTAGGTTTTCTTGTTCGTCCTGGATTAAATACGCTTTTGCCACGTTTCCAAATCTACCTGGCATTGAGTATATTCTAGCAATATAATCTTCTCTAGTTACGGCTCTATTTTGAGCAGCAAAAAATGCCAATGCATTTTGCCTTATTTCTTCTATTGTTTCAGCGGATTTTCCACCAGCAGCTGGTCTTGGATTGTTTACCGCTATAGATCCGTTAACAAAATTTATTGTATCTGCCGCTAGTCCATCGTTGTCAAGTGAAAATGCTACTGAGCTTATATCGGTTATGGTTCCTGCAGGAACATTAGCTTCAACTCCTCCTCCAACTAAATACTTTATAGTTAAATCTGTATTTGCAGGCGCCTGTCCATATGCTCTAGTAAACATTGTATTTGATGGATCCCAGGCGTTGTCTATTTGAGAAACGTTTCCGTATGGTAATGCTAATCCAACATTGTCTGGATTAGGAACAATTATTTCGTCTGCTTGTCCGGAGTTTCCAGCACCAAATAATATTTCAGTTGACATGTCTGGCCTTATGTTAGTCACAAATCTTCTACCAGTTCTTTTTAATTTTAAAAGGTAAGGAGTATCTTCATTAAATTGAGCAAGCTCTTCGTCTTGAAGGGCTGTATTTTTTACATCTATATAAGAAGTTTCTTGTGCTAAATAATCTACCTCGTAATATTTATTTCCATCCGTATCTACAATGTTTAATATTTCTATAACATTTTCTTCAGGTAAAAGTCTTTTGTCAAATTTAATTGGACTACCAAATTCAAATGTTCTTGATTTTTCTGTTCCAGATTTTGCATAAATAGCTTTCTTTAATAAAAAACTTTCTGGGTTACCATTTGCGTCTATTTTATAAACTGATATATCAGTCTCATCAATTGAACTAGAAAAGGTAAAATCTATTGGAGCAGTTGTAAAAAATTCTTGTGCTCCTTGGTTTGGAGCATTTACCCGCATTCCTTCATCTACTACTGGAGCGTATCTAAAGTCAGGAACAACGTTTGCTCCAGATCCTATTGGGGGAAGTAGTATAAATACATCCAGTTCTACGTTTGCTGCAACAGTTGGCTTAACCTTATAACCTAATCCTCTTGCAATTGACATTATGTTGCTTCTTTCTTGAGCCTCTGTTATTAAACTTTCTCTAAGCTGGTTATCTATATAATAAGATAATACGTCTCCAACATAAGCTGCCATTTCCATAAATATCATTCCAGGAGAAGATTCATTAAAGTCATTAAACACATCTGGAAAATAAGTTTTAGAGTAGTCTATTAGTTTTGTTCTAAACTGCTGAAAATCTTTATTTAGGTATCTTAAATCTTTTTTAATTGTTTGTAGTCCCATATTAATCCGCCTTTATGTCTAGTATAATAGTTCTTTCGTCTATTGTATTATTAATTAAACCTATAGTTAAATGGACAATAATACCGTGATTTACATCTGCAAATGACGTTCCTTCTTGCGGATTTTTTGGTATTTCTGCTGAAGGATTCTTAATTACAATATATGGCAACCAAAATGCTATTGCGTCAGTTATTTCAGTTAAAACTGCCTCTCTAAGGTTTGGATAGTTTGGCTCAAATAAAAATCTCCGTATATTTGTTCCAAAGTTTGGATGCATTACCCTTTCACCTTTAATGGTTAATATTAAATTTTTAACGTTTGATACTGCTTGATCTATAGACAAATAGTTTTTATTAAATAACCTCCCATCATCTCCTTTTAAAGGTAAAGATAATCCCAGCGATATATCCTGTTCAAAATCTAAAGGCTCTATTTTAAACTCCTCTCTTCCTGGTCCAGGGTTTGAAGATCGCTTTACAATTTTACCCCTTGAAGGATCAATTTGAACATTATTTTCGTTATCTACTATTGGTTCCATTATACGTTATTATTTTTTCTTTTTATCGATTGCTTTCATTAAACCGCTATAATCCCTAGTTAATACTCCTGCTAGTTCATCGTCTATTTGTACATGTTTTCTGTCGTCTGGCAACATTTGTTTGGCTGTTGGTTTTCCTCCAAACATTTCGTCTGCTGATCCCATTCCCATCATTGAAGCTAAACCAGCTCTGCCATCAGCTGCATTTAATGTTTTTCCTCCCATAGTTTTCCATTGTTCATTAGGAGTAGCTGCAGTTTCATTTAATACTTCATTTAAAATAGGGTCTTTTGTAAAGTTTTGTTTTTCTGTATTAAACAATCCATCTGCATGTTCCATCATTTGATTAAATTCTGTCTTTTTTGAGGGTTGTTTTTTGTTTAGTTCTTCTTTTATCGCTAAACGTACTTCTTTTCTAACAACTTTTTTTATAACCTCTAGTAAATTTGATTTTTTCATAATTTTTCCTCTTTTATAATACACTATTTATCAATATATAAATATCAATAAATAGCAAATATTAACTATAACCATGGCAATGTTACACCAGATGTAGTATTTACAGCTTTTCCTGTAGCAAACCATTGAAGAGCTACTAGAGACATAATGTTTCCGGCGCTTCCTAATTGGGTTATTTTAACAATCGTTGCACCTTGCTGTTCCCATATTGGGCATGGGGAAAGTGGTGGAACTGCCGCAAAGGCTGGTAGCATTCCTAACCCTAGTGATGCAGCAAATGCAGCTGCTCCTTGTTTCATGAGTGTTTTTCCTGGGTCTTCTGGTTGATTATATGCTGTTATAAATATTCCAAAGGCTGCTTGTCTAGCTATTTCTGCTGAAACAGATGGAGGTGCTGGTTTTCCAAACCCATTATAAAATGCGTCTGCCCATCCATTTGCAAATGCAATTGCATTAGTTGGAGGATTTGCTTCCAATTTATCTACTGCGGCTGCGAATAATGCTGGGTTAAACGGCATAGTTATAGTGTTTTATTTTGTGGACTTAAAAATTCTTTTAATCTACTTTTTATCGATGAATACTGAGATGCGTTTATAGGTGGGCCACTAACACCAACCGGAGTAGGATGAGTTTCTGCTGCTAGTGCGTCACATAACTCTTCAAGCAGTCCTAGTAAAGTATCTCCTAATACTACTGGTTCTACAGCGTCTAATCCAAGGTATATTTCCGGACTATTTATTATTGTTTCGCCTCCACTATCAACATTAAAAGTTCCGTTAGTAGATATTCCAACCGTTTCATTACCTATAATTAAAATCGCGTCTTCTTTTGCGTTAAATAGTAATCTATCAGAATTTATTATTACCTGTTTTCCTGCATATTTATTTGGGCTATCTGGTTTGTAAGCCATAATTTTCTCCTATACTAAAAAGTCCCATGTTGGGTGGCTTCTAGGTACTCTAGAAAACATACCAGTTCCTGGTGAATATTCCCAGTGCCAACGCTCTTTTGCAACCGTTCTAATAAATCCATACTTATGCATATTTGCAACAAGCCATCTCCACGTTTTAGATGTTTCTTTATATCCTTTAAAGTCTGGATCTGTTTTTGGGTTTCCCCATCTTTTTTCCATGTCAGTCTGTAGATCAAATGCTTTACCGTTTTGGTGGTTTGAATGTCCTGGACCAGCGGTCAGAGGTTTAAAATATCCACCTTGTCTTATTTGCTTTGACCAACCATCGTCGTATACTCCATCCGGTTTTGACAATCCAGATTTGGTACCTTGATAGGCTCTATCAGCATTTTTTCTTCTAAGAGTCATTTGACCATCGCCTCCAAACCCTTGTCCTGAATATGCCTCCATGGGCCTAAATCCACTATTAACTTTAACTGTGACTCCATCTTTTGAAGCTGCCTGTTTTACTGTTAGTATTTTATCTGCAAAAGCTTTGTTTACAATTTTACCGTCAATAACTACACATGTTATTGTTTCAACAAATTTACCTCTTCTAAATGCATCGTATTCTCCAGCATCTTGTAGTTCTTCAACAGCTTCTTCTATATCTTTGTCTGGCTCTACTTCTGTTTCAGATACTGGGCCTTGATCGTCTTCTCCGTTTTCTGCACCTCCACCACCAGCTCTTTGATCTCCTTCAGCTTTACCTCCACTAGTTGCTCCACCAGCAGTTGGAATTTCAGCGGCATCGGGTCCAGCAATGGCTTCTCGTTCTGCTTCTTTTGCACTTTCATAGGCTTGACCATATGAATCTGCTAATTTAGAGGCTACATCTATTGGAACGCTTTGTCCTGATAACATCCATACTCCTGAGGAATCTTCATTTATACTTTCTATATGATACCCTCCATCGGTTGTTGAGTGACCGGTTGATAATATAGTTATTGGATCTCCATCAATACCGTCTTTAGACCAATCGTTTTCTGTATCAGGTTCAGATACCGTACTACCAAACCTTAACGATTGACCAAACCTTCCTTCTAATATAGTATCTCCTTCATATGGAAAAATTCTAGCTATTGTATCTGCTTCAAATGTATTACCAAACGGAAGGTCATTTACGTCTCCCTTAGAGTTACCAGTAAAAGTTCTATAATTCTTATCATCACCACCGGCTTTATTTATATTATAGCTTGCGGCTGGTAATCCGTTTTGGTTAACTCCTTGCCATACTCCAACTGGCATACTAATATAATACTTTTCAGTTGATGCTGTACTTAATTGGGCTGCTCTTCCAGCAGCTGCTAAAAGTACAACTATTTCTCCTAGTAAAGGATATTGTCTTAGGTTTGGAAATAAAGGATTATACCAACTACAACTATCTCCGGAAATACCAAACTCTCTTGGAAAAGCTCGAGCCTGTATACTACCAATAACCCTATATTGGCTAGGATTAAAGGCTGGGTGAGATGGATCCATTATTATATCAACAACTTCAGCCGATTCGAGTAAAGCTGATTGAATTGCTTTGGCTTGATTATTTTGACCTTTTACGGATGGAGTACTTTTTTTACTTGGTTTTATCCTTGGCATGTTCTTCTTCCCACTTAACGGGCTTTTCAGTTTCCTTTATTGTATCTAATAGTTGTTTTCGTTCATCATCGCTAAGACTAAAATCACTTCCTTCAGACTCAGATCTGGTTTGCGCTCTTTGAACAATACTAGCCATTTTAACTAGCATGTCGTCATTTTTTATTCCTACGTCTAGATAATCCTTTATTAATGGTACTAGTATTGTTGCATCACTTATATTTTTAATTAGTGGATGCAATTGAGCAATTAAAGAATTTATCTGCTTATCTTTTTTCTTAGAATTCGTATGAATTTCTTTTAATAAGTCGGAAAAATTCTTACCTTGAAATATTTCTTCTTCAAACATAATAATTCCCTTTAGTATAAATATCAGATTCCGTAAAAAATAAAAGGCCCGGAGAATTAACTCCGAGCCTAATAATTATTTGTACCTATTCTTATTATTTTTTAATAAAGAATGAGGCCACAATTAGTAATACTACTAATCCTGTGAATCCACCTTGACCAAATCCATCTACTAATGCAGTAAGATTTGCAATCACATCCATTCCGAATACTGAACCACCAGTTAATACGAACCATAAGATCGTTACTGGAAGAACTGCCATAAGTACTGAAAGTAATCCGCCAAAGAATCCTGTAATATATTTAATTACGTTATCCATTTTGTTTTCTCCGTTTTTTTAATCGTTAATAATTGTCGAGAGCATTTGTCCAATATGGACGTTAATTAAAATTTAAGACCAAACCCTAACATAAGGTTTGTAGTCTTTTCTCCTGTGTTGTAAACCACTTTAGGATCTACATATACGTTGTTACGTATAGTGAATAATTTACCTAAACCAATCTTTAAAGATTCAGTGTCTAGGCCCGATGTTGCAGCATACGCAAAATATCCTTTGTGGAAATATCTTGCATGGAAATCTAATTCCATATCAACCGTTGAGTCTGCTTGAGCTATGGAAACGCCAACCATTAAGTTGTCTGTTACCCCATATCCTACAGTTGGCGAAACTGCCCAATCTGTCCAAGCTACGTTTGCCACGTCTCCAGTACCAATGTACCAATCGCCTTTTGTCTGTGCTTGTGTTCCTATAATAGATGCACATGCCAATACTACTGTTAAAATAATTGTTCTCATAATTTTCTCCTCTGTTCTTTGCTTATTTAGAATGCTCTCTGTTTAAGCCTTTATTGAATAACCACGCGCTATTCATATAACCTTTATTTAATAACCTTTTGTTATAACCATTTATAAATATACTTTTTTAATTAAAAAATTTACCTTCTTGAAATTTTTTGAATTTATCACTAAAATCTTCCTTATGACATTAACGACCTTTGTAATGTGTTGTTTTTTGTTGTCAGTTATTTCTCTAATTAAAATATATAGTGCTTTTTTATTG